CGTGCTCGCAGAGCTGCGCGCGCACTACACGACACCCGCCATACCACAAACAAGAAATGAATAGGAGAAAGGCGAGGAGAGAAAAGAAAGAGGGTAGTGTTAGACGGTGGAGGCGCTCGTCTCGCTGACGCTGCGACGCGCCACCACCTAACACAAACACAAACACAAACAAAAGAGAAGAGAACAACGAATGAGCAGAACAAGCACAAAAGAACACAAACAATTCAGAAAACAAGTACTCGCCCGAGCACAAGCTATGGGCATCACACACTGCCCAGCATGCGGAACCAAACTCCAATACACAAACAACGGACAACGCAAACCCAACAGTGCTGAAGCCGACCACATAATCCCAGCCTCGTTAGGCGGAACCAACCATCCAGACAACGGCAGAGTGTTATGCGCCAAATGCAACAGCAGACGAGGCAACGGACGAGGAGGCAAAGGCAGAGCACGCCACTACCAAAAAAACGAGGACGAAAGAGACAGACTCCCCATTGCCGTCATGCCAACACAATACAGTGATACATGGTAAACACTCACCGCCATTCCAGCAACAGGAGAAAGACGGAGGGCGCGGAAGAAAGACGGGGAGTGAAAGAGAGAAGAGAAGACAAGCGAACAAGACAACAAGAAAGACACAATGGTGTTCGGGGATAACGTGCGTGCTCGCAGAGCTGCGCGCGCACTACCCCGAACACCAACACAAAACAGAAGAGGGAGAGGGGAAAACAGGAGACAGTGAACTAAGACAAGACACCACACACCCAACACACCCCGCCCTTCCGCCCAACACAAACCATCACCGCCATCCCACAATGACACAGCCCTGACACAAAGACACACCACTAAATCAACAATGCTGTAACCGTGAACACACTGAAGGGCGGGGCGATACAAGGGGAGCAGGACAACGCAAGTGCCATACCCAATCCGAACACAGGGACACCGCATCAACACACCCCACCGCCCTTCAACAGGACCACCATGCAAACGGAAAGGGGGACACTGATATCAGACGGGAGGGTCACCATCACACACCCCGCCCTTCCATCCGCTATACCACCCCACCATCCACAAGGGCCCCATCCACCACCACGACGAGGGGGGAGCGTACAGAGGATACCCCACCACACAAGACCTCGAACAGATACTCACTACCCGCACACCACACACCCGGCACAGAACAGCACACGACACGACGGCAGTACTCATCGGTACTGCACTGGGATAGACAGGGCACGAGTTGCACCACTACACTGGGGCAGGACAGCAGCAGCACACGCCACCGCCATTCCGCAGCAGCACGCAGACGAGGAGGATGGACACCATCCACTCATCTACTCTCACACTGTTCACGTTCACACAATCAACGAACAATCACGATCAACGAACAATGATTGTTGTTCATTGATTGTTGATTGAACAATGAACAATGAACATGATGATGATCAACGATGATCAATGATCAACATGATGAACATGATGATGAACATGTGATGATGATGTGATGCATGACATGCACACCAATACCATGCACCATGCATGGTGCCAACGCATGCCACAAAGGCAACGCAACGCACAAACGCACAAACGCACAAAAATACATAAAAACAAAAGAAATGTTACAAAAACATACAAAAACATTCAAAGGCATGAACCGAACAATGGCGTTCAAAAAAACCATGGCAACAAAACGAGACGAATACAAAGGGGGCCCCAACGAAGTAAGGGATCCCTTAAAGTGGGACCCACACCACAAAACAAGACAGGGAACACAATAGAACAGACGCACACCACACAATTCATGTGATGGGGGCCACTCCCCCTCCCCCATCCGGCCGCGAACACCCCGAAGGTCTGCCCATCCCTCCCTGCTTGTGGAAAACCCTGTGGATAACTCCAGTAACCCAGACCACAATGTGACCGCCATCATGTGGAAAACTCCCAAACCTGTGGAAAACCCTGTGGAAAACTCCGCCAAGTATAACGAGTACCACAGCATATAATAGAGGGTATGACAACCCACACAAACACCACAATCACCGTATACGAACCCAACAGCCCCGCACCCATCACAGACGCCACAAACACGGGCAACCCAACCCTCATCCGCCAAGCCTTAGCACACAAAATCGCCACCGTCATAGACGACCCAAGAACAGGCGACACAGCACTCACAAAACTCACAGCACAACTTATACAAATCACAGACCAACTCGCCACCACACAAAACGAAAACATCACCACACACACCACCGACATTCCAAACGAAACACAAACCTGGGACGGCATCTAAAAATGAGCGAAAAACACCTCAGCGAAATCGCCGCCCACCTCACCCTCCCAGAAAACATCACACACACCGCCTGGCCGCCAGTCCAACGCCGCCTCCAAGAAATGCAATACCCCCTCGACATCTGGCAACAAGACTGGCTCAAAGCAATCCTCGCAAAACGAAACGACGGCCACTACGCCGCCAGCATCGACGGAATCCAAGCCAGCATCCCACGACAGGTCGGCAAAACATACACAATCGGCGGCCTCACATTCGCACTCGCCACCCTCCACCCAAACTACTTCGTCCTCTGGACCGCACACAGAACACGCACCGCAGACGAAACATTCAACGACATGAAAGGAATGGCACAAATACCCGACATCGCCCCATACGTAAACAAAATACGACAAGCGAACGGGCAGCAAGCCATCCTCTTCAACAACGGATCACGAATCCTCTTCGGAGCCCGCGAAGGCGGATTCGGACGTGGATTCCACGGCGTAGACATGATTCTTTTCGACGAAGCCCAGATCCTAGGCGCCGCCGCACTAGACGACATGATTCCCGCCACAAACACTGCGCCAGACCCGCTCATCATCAAAATCGGGACACCACCAAAACCAAAAGACCCATCCGAAGCGTTCAGCGAATTTCGGAACCTCGCCCTGCAAGGCGAAATAAAAGACGGCCTCTACCTCGAACTGGCCGCCGACTACGACGCCAACAGCGACGACAGAAAACAATGGGAAAAAGCAAACCCATCATATCCTCGCCGCACCCCCGAGTCCGCTATTCTAAGAATGCGACGGCAGCTCGGGGAAGAATCATTCCGCCGTGAAGGCCTCGGAATATGGGACCGCGCCAACGACAGGCTCGCAATCGACCCCGTCGCCTGGAACACCGCCACAATACGACCCGAAAACACGCCATCCGGAATGCGGTGGTGCGCCGCAATCAGATTCGCACCCGACGGATCAACATGCGCCCTAGCACGGGCAGGACACAAACAAAACACGCCCACACACGTTGAACTCTGCACCCACCAAGGCGTACGCCGCATGAGCGAAGGCACGCAATGGATAATCGACTACATTGCGGACACCAAAGACAGATGGGCACAAATCATCGTAGACGGAAAATACGGTGCCGGCGACACAATCGAAAGACTGAGAGCAATCGGAGTACGCCCGCAAGTCATCATCACCCCCACGATCACGCAAATCATAGACGCCTACAGCATGCTAGACGCCTCACTACGCGAAAACACAATCACCCACTTGGACGACATGCAACTGCGAACCGAGGCCGCATCAGCGACGCCACGCCCAATCGGAACATCAGGTGGGTGGGCGCTACAGGCCCCGCCCGGCGCCACCGTAGCCGGCCTAGAAGCATGCACGCTCGCAATGTGGGCCGCACGCACAACAAAAAGACGCCCCCGTTACAAGCCCTATGATAAAATCGAAAACGCCAATAGTAGAAATGATCGTGGCGGCGGAGTACTGTTCCTATGACTGAAATTTATCCTGACGACGGGCGACTCGTTAATGCTACGCCGGCACCCACACGCATTTCCGGACTCCCCGACGACGACCATGCAACATTCCTGCAACTGTGGCAGAAATGGCAGCAGCACGCGAACAAAAACAAGCTGCTGTCCGTCTACTATGACGGCCACCGCGCCTTCCAGGATCTTGGTATCAGTATTCCGCCGCAGATGACACGCACCAAAGCCGCGCTCGGATGGCCTCAGAAAGTCGTCACCATGCTCGCCCGCCGACACGTATTCGAAGGCTACTCCCTGAACGGCGCCCCCGACGCTTTCGAAGCAAACGAAATACTATCCGCAAACAACTACGACCTCGATCTCGCGCAAGCAATAACGTCCGCATACAAGCATTCTTTCTCACTACTCACAGTGACGCGGGGGGACGAGACCATTGGCGAGCCGCCTGTCGTCGTGCAAGCCCGTGACGCAGAATGGTCCGCAGCGCTCTGGGACACCAGACGTCGCATAATCGAGGCAGCACTCACAATCGACCGGACCGACAAGTACGGGCAGCCGGCCGGCGCCATCATGCACACCCCCACCGCCATTTGGCGAATCGACGCCAAGCAGAACGGGGGCGGATGGAAAGCCGAAAAGCTCGGAGACACCCCCAACCGCATTTTCGTTGAAGCACTCTGCTACGACCCGCAATTGAATCGCCCTTTGGGGCATTCACGAATCACCCGTGAAGTAAGATACCTCACGGACGCGGCGGTGAGGACAATGGTCCGCGCAGAAACGTCCGCAGAATTCTTCTCCTCACCGCAGCGGTACGTGCTCGGTGCGGAAAGAGCGGACTTTGCCGGCCAGGACCGTTGGTCCGCAATCATGGCCCGAGTACAGGTGCTTGAGCCGAACGAGAACGGCGACATTCCGTCGGTTGGGCAATTCTCACAAATGACCATGAGCCCTCACCTGGAAATGTACCGTCAGCTGGCGCAGAATTTGTGTGCAGCCACAAATCTTCCTCAGTCCGCGATCGGGGTATTCGCGGAGAATCCCGCCTCGGCTGAGGCGATGCAGGCGGCTGAGGCGGCGCTCGCGGACGAGGCCGAGTATCAGTGGCGCATTTTTACCGCCCCGTTGCGGCGCACGCTGCAGAATATTATTATGGTTCGGGATAAGCTTGACGAGCCGCCGCAGGAGTCGTGGAAGACCTCGGTGAAGTGGACGCCCGCCCGCTATTCCTCGCCGTCGTCTGCCGCCGATTTCGCAGTCAAAATGGTGTCCGCGTTCCCGTCGCTGCAGGAGTCTCAGACTCTCATGCGGCGTGCCGGGCTCACCGAGGACGATCTCGCAGACATTAACGCTGAGAATCGTAAAAAGAATGCGGTGTCGTTGCTTGATCGTGCTCTCGCCGCCACGAATAACGAGAATGATGAGGGCAGCGAGAATGGTGACACAGCCAACAATAATGGTGACGACAATGGCGACAGCACCAATAACGCCGCCAACAATAACGGCAATAATGGCAGCGGTAATAACCCGAACGTTAATAACCCAGTCAATACAAGAAACAGGGTTAAGCGCAACATTAAACTGCCCGGCGGCACCAAAACACCAATAAACTAACACTTATTATGCTGTCAACCGCAGAAATCGGGGCGTACGGGCGAGCAATAGACTCACTCGTCACGCTCGCCCAAAATGATTTACACACACTCTGGTCCCGCGCCGCCAGACAGCGCCCCGAGCAAGCGCGCGACCTTCTGCTCGAAATCATGCCCGCCCTCGTAGACCAATACGGCAGTGCGGCCGCCGCAATCGCCGACGAATGGTACCGAGACATGCGCCTAGACCAAGACATCCCCGGAGACGCCCCCACAGTACAAACATCGCTCACACCACAAGGCGAAATCGACGACAGTGTCAGATTCAGCGCAGGAGCACTATACGCCGGAACCCCCGACATCGCCCTATCCTATCTGACCGGGGCGCTCATCCGATACGTCAGCGACGGCGCCCGCTCACAAATCGCAGACATGACATGGGCCGACCCGGAAGCCATGGGCTGGGAAAGACGAACACGCAACCCACAAGCCTGCAATTTCTGTGTCATGCTCACAATGAATGAATGCTACTACCGCAGCCAGGGGACCGCGTCATTCGGGGCGCATGACAATTGCAAATGCGTCGCGGTCCCTGCATGGGACCCGACTTCACGGGAAGTTCCCGCGAAAGCATACGCGCTCGCAGCCAGACACAAAACCGACAAAGGCCGCAAACGCCATCGTGAACTCGTCTCATCGTGGATAGACACGCACCAAGAGGAGCTCGCAGAATGGCGCACCCGCCCAATTGAATGATTGTGCTACAATGCATAAACAAAGGCCGCTAGACGAAAAGCTGCAAAGCCCAGAATAGTTGCCTGAAAATATCACAATAACCGCACGGTCAAAATATAGGAAACGCCCAATGAGCGACAACGCCGCAAGCGACATGCCAGCCGACAACAGCGCCACTAACGACGGCAACGCCCCCAAGAATGAGGACAATGCTGCTAGTAAGCCTGAAATCGACTGGAAGAGCGAGTCCCGTAAGTGGGAGAATCGCGCCAAAGAGAACAAGCGCGCCGCCAACGAACGAGACGAACTCGCCAAGGCAATCGGCGACAAAGACGCCACAATCGAAGCCCTAAAAGCCAAGGTAGCCGATTTCGAAACTGCCGCCAAAGTCCGTGAATGGTCCGCCAATGCGGCCGCCGAGCACGGTATCAGCGCAGATTTGATCCGAGGAACGACCGAGGACGAAATCAACGCTCATGCTGCCGCAATCGCCAAAGCACTGCACGACGCCAAGCCGTCCATTGCCCCCGTAGTTCCGCAGGCCGGAACCACGCCCGATAACGGCGGCGGCAATCTTGCAGAATTCGCTCGGAACGTTTTCGCCGGCGACTGACACAAGTACAGCCGCTATTCCAAAAATAAGATACTAGAAAGAAACGGAAATAACCATAATGGCCGTGTTTGATTCAGGCAAGGCAAAGGTCCTCATGCCTCGGCAGATCGCCGACGGGATCATTACTCGCACCCAGACTCTCTCCACCGTCGCCAAGCTCAACGGCGGAATCCCCATGACCTTCGGCGATGTGGACATTATCACTTTCGATAATTTCCCCCGCGCCGAGTTCGTTGACGAGGGCGCAGAAAAGGCGCCCACCTACGGTGAGTTCGGCTATGTGACCGCTAAGCCGCACAAGGCTCAGGTCACTATGCGATTCAACGAGGAAGTCCAGTGGGCCGACGAGGACTATCAGCTGGACGTCCTCAACCAGCTCGCGCAGAAGGGCAGTGAGGCGCTTTCCCGCGCCCTCGACCTTGGCCTTTACCACCGTGTCAACCCGCTGACCGGCGCCGTTATTGACGCGTGGACCAACTACCTGACCTCCACCACCAAGAATGTTGAGGTCGGCACTACGGAGATGGACCAGGCGATCCGTCAGGCTGCTGGTCTGCTCATTAACGACAACGCCGCGCCTATTACGCCGACTGGCCTCGCGCTCGCCCCGTCCGCCGTTTGGGCACTCGGTAGCCTCCAGACCAAGAATGCTGACGGTTCCCCCTCGGGGACGCCTCGTTACCCGCAGATCGGCCTCGGTGTCGACATTGACAATTTTATGGGCCTTCCTGCTGCTGCTGGAAATACGGTTGCTGGTAAGCCTGAGGCGACCGCCGCCACCAATGTCGAGGGCATTGTCGGCGACTTTGTGGACGGTATTCGGTGGGGGATTCAGCGGTACCTGCCGCTCGAGATCATCCGTTTCGGCGACCCGGACGGCCAGGGCGACCTGAAGCGTAGGAACCAGATTGCTCTGCGTCTCGAGATTCTGTACGCCTGGTATGTTTTCCCGGACAAGTTCGTGACGATTAAGACCAAGGCCGGCGCCTGATAAAATCGCCGTAAAGAAACAAGAACACAACCCATCCAAAACAAAATTTTTCCCAGGGGCGATTCCGGAAATGCGATCCTACAAGCACCGAGACCACGACATTGTTGTCCATCTCGCAGACGACCACAATGTGGCGCTCGGAGACGAATACGCTGAAATCACTCCCGGGAATGATGACGCCGGCGGGGCAGGCGAGCCCACTTTCTCCTCCCCCTCTCGCACTGCCTCGCCGGCACCCGCGCCCCGTCGGGGACGAGGCCGCCCTAGAAAGACCACAAAGTGATTCCGGACGACATTATTCCGTTCGCTACGGTCGAAGACCTGGAAGCGCGGTGGCGGGCACTCTCAGACAATGAACGTATTCGCGCCGACGTACTCCTCGCCGACGCGACCGATCTCATCGTGTCAAAATGCCCCCGCTGGGAGTCCGCCACGCCTCGCACACGAAAGCGAGTGGCGTGCGCTGTGGTGCGTCGCGCAATGCAGGGCGGAGACGCTATCGGCGGCGTCACAGACAGTGGCGGCGGAATCTACTCCGAACCCCACGGGATTATCGCGTCAGAATCGCACACGACCGGCCCGTTTAGTGATCAGTTCACGTATCAGAATCCTGAAGGCGGCCTCTACCTGAAACGCGAGGAAAAAGATGCTCTCGGAGGTTCCGGTGGTGCGTTCGAGGTGGACCTCCTGCAGGATTATGATGTGCGGTACACTACAGATCAGCTGATCGAGGACATTAATGCGATTAGCGGGCAGGAGCCGTGATGCTGTCCGGATACGTGCCTGTCATGCGGCGTAGGCGAGGCCCGGCGTCGAAAGATCAGTATGGTAATCCCGTGCCGGGGCAGTGGGAGAACGTTGCCTTGCCGCCTGCGGTGTTTGCGCCGGCTACGTCTACTGAGCCGATCAGTGCTGGGGCGATGCCTGTAACCGTGCCCGCTGCTCTTTATTGGCGGAATACTACGATCGACGTGACCGCTGAGGATCATCTTATTGTAGATGGCATAGAATACCGTGTCGAGGGCCGCCCTTCCCCCTACCCTAAGGGTATGGTTGTGCAGATTCGCGCCAACGAAGACAAGGTGAGCGAATAATGCCGAAAGTAAAATTTCAGCTCAACCGCGATGGTGTCGCCGATCTTCTGCGCGGCCCTGACGTAGCTCGAACCGTAGCATTGGAGACGGGGCGTGTAGCTAACGCTGCCGGCCGCGGGTTCGAGGGTGAGACGACGCACGGAAATCGAACCCGCGGATATGTTAGGGCGCGCACCATTGCCGCAATGCGCAGGCAGATGAGGGAGCACACGTTGGAGCGTGCGATCGGCCTCACAATGGGTGGCGGGAAATGACGCCCACATACGATCGTGCCCCCGTGGTGCCGGACATAAAGAAACGGCTCATGGACTTTCTGTCCGCGCACATGAGTGTGCCGGTCGTGGCTCGCAGACTCGAGAACCCGGACCGTCCCGCTGCGTTCATTCGGGTACTCTCCACTGGGGGTACTGGGGTTACGCAGAAAGCGCTCTGCACTGCGTTGGAGACGATCGACGCTTACGCGCAGTCGTCGGGTGAGGCGATGAAGATTGCGTGTGAGGCCGTGAATGTGGCGCACACTATGCCGAACTATCTGGGTGGTATAGTGATGGTACAATCATCCTATCCGATAGAAATGCCCGATCCGGACACGTCTCAGGCGAGGGCGACTGCAACATTAACAATTACAGCACACAGGTGAACAAATAATGGCTGTTAACGCTGACAATGCACTCATTTTCTCGTCCGACAATGACGCGCTCTGGCTGGGCGATTACGTTGAAAAGTTCGGCGAGAAGGTCACGTCACTCACCCAGGACCTCTCCGGCGTGACCGGCCTCACCAATGTCGGGTGGATTAGTGAGGACGGGTTCAAGCTCACCTCCGACGACTCCGTCACCAAGATCAAAGGGCACCAGGGCCACGGTGTTGTTAAGACCTTCCTCGACTCCTCGGAGACGACTTTCAGTGCTACTCTCCTGGAGACCATGCTTGCCCCGCTCTCTTGGTATCTTGACGCTACTAGTGAGAAGGTCGAGGATGGTGGCGCCACCAAGGGCGTGAAAATCACCGCGAAGTCCTCCCGCAAGGTCAAGCTCCTCTGCGGTGTCGCCGACTTTTTCGACGTGTCTGGTGTGGGTGCGCAGATTCGTATTGTTTTCCCGCGCCTGGAGCTCGGTGAGCGCGGCGAGATCACTTTCCAGCAGGCTGAGATCACCGGCTACGAATACAACCTTTCCGTTCTGGGCGACTACATTATTTACTCCGACCACAAGGCGCTGTTCCCGGCCTAACAAATGATGCTTCCCCGCTATTTCGTGTTTCGGATGGGTTGTCGCGGAATAGCGGGGAAGATCCAAAGCAAACACAACCCACCCACTTTATAAAACAAATTTTGAGGACAACCCATTATGTCTGACAAGACCACGAAGAGCAAGGCAAAGTCGGCCGGCGCCAAGGTTCCTGCTGACAGGCTCACCAAGGCTGAGGCTACGCGTGACCCTATCCACGTGGACTATGAGGGTATCGAGTTCGATATTCCTCCGGAGGCGTTGGAGGACTTCCGTGCGTTTGAGGCTCTCGACGCCGGCAATCCGTTCCCGCTTTTCCGCCTCATCGTAGGCGACCACAAGGATGAGGTCTACTCTGCTTTGGAGGACGAGAACGGCCGCGTCCCGATCGACACGGTGACCGACTTTATGCAGTCAATCGTGTCCGAGGTGGGCGCGGGAAACTGACAATTCTCCCACCACTACTCCACGAGTATGGGTGGGAGATAGAAGCCGACCTGCAACGATACTACAACACAGATCTTCTCGATCTATATCGCGGCAGGATAACGCCCAGGCGGGTAATGGCGCTCATCGGCGGGCTCCCGCCAGGGTCGACATTCGATAGGGCGCGAGGAGGAGACAGATACTGGTCCGACGAGGTAGCCGCCACAATAATGTCAGCACACAATATCCAGACCGCATTGCTTGCTGTCAATGGGGTCAAAAAGGATAAGTGGCCTGAGGCGCCGAAGCCACCGGCTGAAGGGTACCGGGAAACCGGTAACCCAAAGGTATCAAGCAAACACGCTAAAGCGCAGAAAGCCAAGGGCGAGAAATGGCTTGCCCGATACGGCAGCTGAACCCGCGTTTCTATCGGATAGTGTAAAATGGTTCACGCCAAGACAAACACGAAAAACGGCTTGTCTGGCGTGAACCATTTTCGCTACACATGATTTCGGAGAGGTATCAATGGCCGGATATGATCTCGGGACCGCTTGGATTCAGATCAGCCCGTCCGTGCGAGGCCTTGCCCGAAGTATCAATAGTGAAATCGGTAACGTCGATACCGGGCCGGCCGAGCGAAAGATCACATCCGGGCTTGGTGGTGCGTTCAAATCGGTAGCGAAAGTTGCTGGCGCCGCGCTCGGAGGACTCGCAATCGGCGGCATTGCAGTTGCGTTCGGTGGCGTCGCGAAAGAAGCGTTCAATGCTGCCGACGCCACAATCAAATTCAAGCAAACGCTTGCATTCGCCGGTAAAAGTGCGGACGAAATCAACGCGCTCACAAAAAGCACGCGCTCCTACGCAGACCGCACGATTTATGAGCTCGACGACATTCAATCAATCACCGCGCAACTTGCATCCAACGGAGTAAAGGGCTACGATAAGCTCGCCGAGGCCGCCGGTAACCTGAACGCTGTTGCTGGTGGAAACGCGCAGACATTCAAAACGGTCGGCCTCGTCATGACGCAGACCGCGGGCGCCGGAAAACTCACCACCGAGAACTGGAACCAGCTTTCCGACGCAATTCCAGGCGCATCCGGTAAATTGCAGGAAGCCATGAAAAAGAATGGCGCCTACACCGGCAATTTCCGGGAAGCCATGGAAAAAGGTGAAATCACCGCCGAGGAATTCAACCAAGCAATTCTTGACCTCGGTATGGAGGACGTGGCCATTGAGGCCGCTACATCCACCAAAACCTTGGAAGGCGCTTGGGGGAATTTCAAAGCGACCCTCGTGACCGGGGCGCAGGAAATCGCCGAAAAAGCACTCCCATGGATCACCGCATCCCTGGACGCCATGAGCAAAGGGTTCGAAAAAGTATTCAACTGGGTGAGCAATTCGTTCATTCCCAGTATTACGAATGCTTTCAACGTTATCCGCAAGGGTGACTTCACGGGCCCGATCTTCTCGTTCGAGGAAGACTCAAGCTTTGTTGATTTTCTTTTCCGCATGCGTGACGCTGCCGCCGCGGCCGGGGAATGGATCAACAAGACGCTCGTCCCGTCGTTGAAGAATCTTAAAGATTTGCTTCTGTCCGGTGATTTCACGGGGACGATTTTCGGATTCGACAAAGACTCCGGAATCATTTCCTATATCACCAACGTTCGCAACAGTTTCGTTGAGCTCGGCAAGTTCATTGTCGGGACGCTCGTCCCCGGGATCGCTACTGCTCTCAGCACCATCGCGAACAGTAGCCTTGTCCAATTCATGGAGAATCTCACCGTCGCTATTCTTAATAGTAAAGTGGCGGTGTACAGTATTGCGGCTGCGTTTACGGCATGGAAGGCCATCATGGTCATGTCTTCAATGCAGCAATGGTTGAATGACATGGAGGGCGTAGCCGGCGTTGCAGGGCGTGTCACTACGGCCATTAACGCCATGACCGTGGCGAAAATCAAAGACATGGTTGAGACCGCGCAGCTTAACCTCATGTACGCCGGGGAATTCCTGTCGAATATCGCACGCGCGACGACGCAGATCACGATGCAGGCGGTTGCTTGGGGTAGGGCTACGGCAATGATGGTCCTCCACAAGACGGCAACAATCGCTTCGACCGCGGCGCAGTGGGCATTCAACGCTGCGATGGATGCTAATCCGATCGGTCTTGTTGTAATTGCTATTGCAGCGTTGGTTGCGGCAATTATTGTGGCATGGCAGAATTCCGAAACATTCCGGAATGTCGTCATTTCTTGTTGGGAAGCGATCAAGACGGCCGCCGGAGCCGTGGCCGATTGGTTTGCCGCTAATGTGTGGCCTCTCATGCAGGTCGCCTGGGACGGAATTGTGGCAGGCGCCCAGTGGATGTGGGGCGTCATGGTATCCGTGTGGCAGGGAATGCAACCTGTTATTCAGGCGGTCATTGATTGGATCGTCGGAACCGCATGGCCCGCACTCCAGGCAGCCTGGGATGGGATCGTCGCCGGCGCCCAATGGGTATGGAGCGGCATTGTTGGCGTCTGGCAGGGGATGCAGCCCGTTATTCAAGCCGTCGTCGATTGGATCGTAAATACTGCGTGGCCCAATCTTCAGGCCGCTTGGGATGGCATTTCTGCGGGCGCAATGATCGTCTGGAACGGCATGGTCGCCGCATGGCAGGGAATCAGCGACATAATCCGGCCCGTCGTCGACTGGATTGTTAACGTTGCCGCCTTGTACCTCACCACAGCATGGGACGCTATTAGCTGGGGTGTGAGCGCGCTCTGGTCTACAATTCAGTGGGCGTGGGACGCTATTTGGGCGGCAATCATGCCCGTTGCCACACAAATCTACAACGACATTTGGCCCATGGTGGTCGGCGCGTTCAACGCGATTAAAGACACCGCCAGTATGATGTGGTCTGATATTCAGATCGCGTGGACCGCCATTCAATCCGCAATTCAGCCCGTTGCGGATTGGATCTATAATACGGTTTGGCCGTGGGTGGTAGGCGCGTTTAACGCGATTAAAGATACCGCCACTAACATGTGGGGTGATATTCAGGCCGCGTGGACCTCTATTCAGGCGGCAATGCAGCCCGTAGTCGAATGGATCTACTACACGGCGTGGCCCTGGGTCGTCGACACTTTCAACACGATCAAAGATGCCGCATCGTCTCTTTGGGGCACCATATCAGCGGCATGGAACGGCATTTGGGCTACCATTCAACCTGTCGTCGACTGGATTTACAATATTGCATGGCCGTGGGTGGTCGGGGCATTCAATGCCATTAAAGACACGGCGTCTATTATGTGGGGCTCCCTATCGGCGACATGGAATGGCATTTGGGCCGTTATGCAGCCGGTAGTGAATTGGATTCAAACCTACGCTGCACCCGTTATTAGTGTGGCCTGGGAGATAATCTCTACGGGTGCGAAAATTCTGGGCGGAATCATCGCGTTCGTATTCGCGTCCATCATCGCCGCGGTCACTATGGGAGTCGCCATAATTCAAGGCGCGGCCACCACGATCAGCGCCGCCTGGAATACTGTTGTTACGTGGACCAGCTGGCTGAAAAACATGGTCGTCTCCGCGTGGAACATTCTGAAAGGCGAAATCCAAATCGTTAAAGATTGGATTTCCAATACGCTCGTCCCTGCAATTACAAGCGCCTGGGACAGGGTCGTGGCCGCCGCCAACACCATGAAAGACGGTGTTAGGACGGCGTGGGACAAGGTCAAAGAAGCCGCCGCCAAGCCCGTCAATTTCGTTATCGGCACCGTCTACAATAACGGGCTGCGGAAACTTGTTAATGGAATGATGGAGAAGCTCTCCCTCGATCTTCGTCTTCCTGAAGCTCCCACGATTGGCGGTTACGCGTCCGGTGGTGTTCTGCCCGGATACTCTCCGGGCCGCGACATTTACCATTTCGTATCACCCGACGGCGGCGGCCGGCTCGCGCTTTCCGGCGGAGAAGCAATCATGCGCCCCGAATGGGTCAAAGCCGTCGGCGGCCCTGCAATGGTGAATGCTATGAATCGTGCCGCCGCGCACGGGGACAGGATTCCTGGTGGCGACGCCGGCTATGCCGCATTCGCCCCGGGCGGTATTTGGGACCCTGTCAAATCAACGGTAGAAAAGGGCGCGTCCGCTGCTCTTAATTGGATCACCGGAGCGGCCGACGCGGTGTCCTCGATCTTCTCCGACCCGATCGGAGCCGTTGAAACTGTAATCAAGGCCCCTGTTCATAAGATCCTCGATTCGTGGGGCGGCGACGGGGCAAAACCATTCTTCGACGCCGGAAAGGCAGGCGTTGATAAAACCATTGACGCGCTCGGCGATTGGATTAAAGATCACATGCCCGTGGTCAGCGGATTCGGTGGCGGAATCGGTGCTATTGGTGCCGCCGCGGGCGACCTCGTGAATACTGCGCGACGGGCTATCGGTACCCCGTATGTTTGGGGCGGCGTCTCCCCGGGCGGCGGCCTCGACTGTTCTGGTCTTGTTTATTGGGCGCTCAATGCTATGGGTATTCATGTGCCGCGTCTCACGGCGGCCGGATATCAAGCAATGTCATCCCCCGGTAACCCCATGGTTCCCGGTACGCTTCTGTTCTGGGGTTATCCGGCCCACCACGTTGCTATCGCCTCCGGTAACGGAATGATGGTCGAGGCGCCAACTTTCGGTATCCCGGTACGTGAGGTTCCGATTTATGGCGGTCCGTCCGCGGGGAATCTCCGCTACGATAATGGTGGCTTCCTGCAGCCCGGCCTCTCAACAATCGAGAATAAAACTGGCCGTCCGGAGCCCGTTTTCACGTCGGCTCAGTGGGAGAAAATGGATAAGCTTATTAGTCTTTTGGAGAATCGTGCGCTCGGCCCGGACGTGCTCGAGATTCGGGACGTGGACAATGATCTCGTGGGGCGCATGCAAGTAGAGGCAACGTCGGCCATAGTAGACTATGACCGAATGAACCGATGAAAACCATTATGACGGAAAGCATAAAATAATGCCGATTACGGGATGGATTGCTACACACACTGGGCTGCCGTCAATAATGGCCACAGGCAAAGAGCCCGTCTACGCGGGGGATCGTCTTTTCGCCGTGCCTGGGATGGCTCGTGACAAACGGCCTCTCACTGGGCGCGCGAAAATGATTCGCGAGCTCGAGGGCCCCAAGTTGACCGAGCCGGTAACAATGATCCTCTCAGACGCATACGCTGTTCCGGGCACCACAATAAAATACACTCAGGGCGACTCCTCGGTCACGCTGACTCGCCCCGAGGTGGAGTGGTGGCGTGGCATGGTGAGCGGCCTCAACGGACGCACCGTGCCCGGGCTCATCTGGGAGGAAGCCCAGGATAAAAGAGAATGGTCCTCCCCGATTTCGAGATATAACTCACTTATCGCCAGGTGGCCGATGCTAGAAGTAGCTCGCACCGGGGGCGGACAATTTGTCCTAGACGACCCATCACACGTTAACAATGTTTGGGAAATTCTGCAGAAGCGTGAGTCTCTCATCCTCACACCTGGTGCCCCCGCCGACGTTCTACCGTCGCGATTCATCACCGTAGACAAGGTCGACAGTGCCAGGATCACGGGGGACGGTATTATTCGGTGGAACGTGAAATGGCATGAAGTTCCCGAAGATTCGCCAATGCTTGTCGGCCCTCACGCCGGCTGGGGGGCAGCACCTTGCGTCACCTGGGGTGAATGGCGCGAAGTCGACAAGGTTTGGAAGTCGCGCACATACATTGAGATTTGCAAAATGATTGCGGGTATGCCATGAGAAACGGCCCCACGTTGGCCGCCCTTTCGGACGGCCTCAGCATCGGCGCAAGAATCGATATCATCCGCGGCGGCGAAGTCCTCAAAACGGGAATCCCCGCCTCCGAGGTGAAGGTCGAGTGGTCTTCCTCGAACCGTCAAGTTCCGGGCGCCCTGTCTTACTCTTGCCCAATGTCTTGGGTTCCGGAATGGCCGTTGGACGCTCTCAACAATTTCGGGCAGCGTTCCATGGTAACCGCACTCTATGAGAACCGTCGTGGTGATTATTGGGAAATTCCGCTCGGCGAATTCGTCAACATGGAATGGTCCGTATCGAAAGAAAAAGTAAACGTTTCCTGTAAAGATTTGACGCAGATTCTTGCCGATAACCCTCGACCGTGGCCATCCTCCCCAAGCGCCGGCGCCACCCTACTCTCCGAAGCCAACGAGCTCGCCGAATATGTGCGAGTAAAACTGGAAGACGACGTTTGGGATGCGCCCATCCCACGCACCACGCAATGGGGAAACTCGAGGATTGAATCAATCTATAAACTCGTCGAATCTCGGGGCTGCGGTATTCGTAGTGGAGCCGATGGGATGTTGCATATTTTCAAACTCCGCGACAAGACGGCGCCTGACGAGATTTACACGTACGAGTCAGGTTTTCTTTTGGAAGCTCCGCGCGCCCCGAGGTCAGGTGGTCGCCGCCCGAACCGTTGGTACGTTACCGGTAGCAAGCAGCAGAAAGCTCAGGGCGAGCAAGAGGAGCGATGGACCGCGGAACGTGAAATCACTGACCCGCCATACGAACCAAGCGGTTATGGTTGGGTTACGTCGCACAAAGAATTCAGTGCCGCAAGCTCGGCGAGAGAGGTATCCGAGGCTGCGGACACGTACATGATTCAGGACATTTCTTCCCGGTCCTCCCGTTCTCTGACGATTATCCCGGACGCTCGTATCGAGGTCGGGGATATTATTGGTGCGATCACTGAGCAGGGTGAGCATATTGCAGGCCGTGTCTCAGCTTATAGTCTCCCATTGTCTGATCCGTCCGCTACAATGAGGGTAGACATAGAGGTACTGGGAGAGTAAACGGGGCATCATGGTCAGACCGTCACTATTGCTTGACACGGCGCCGAGAAACGGTGGTGGGCGCAACAATAACAATGTTATTGTTCAGCAATCCTCAGTATCGTGGACATACGGGAAAATCACCGGCACGTCCGCCACCGACAGTACGCTCCCATCCGGATGGGTGGAGGTAGGAATCCCTTACAGCAATCCGACCTCCCATGCTGTGGGTGAATCCGATGGTATTGCCACGTGGATAGGCGCCCGCGTACTCGTCATCATTGATTCATCCGGCCGTGTAGTCAAGATTAGTGACCCTATCGCCGAGCCGCCTTCCGGCGCGAAAGTTGAGAACCTCGGGCACACTGGCAAAATGCTCAGCCAGGCAGCTAAAGATGCCGAACGTGCTTTCAAAGAGGCCGACGCCATTCGCGACCGCGCAAACAAAGCCGAGGGCGCTGCGAATAAGGCGGCGAAAGATGCTGAAAAAGCTGTTCAGATTGCGGAAGCTAACCGGCCGCCCGTAGTTGCCCAGACCGCGCCCGAAAATCCCGTCACGGGGTTGATTTGGTATGTCACCGACAATGCTGGGCACATTACTGACGTGCGTATTTGGGATGGCACACAGTGGGTGACCAGAACAATGGTTGCCGGCAGCATTCTCGTCCCATCATCCGTGGGAAACGTCTCGCTCGCTGACGGTTCCGTGTCCGCGCGTAACATTTACGCGTCCGGGGAACTGTGGGCAAAGATCGCGGCGTTCGCGTCTGTCACTACGGAAATGCTGACCGCCGGAAACGCTACATTCAACGCAGCCAAGGTCACAGGCGATCTCATCGGTAATAGGCTTATCGGTGGTGAGCTTTCGCTCGTTGATACCGAGCCGACGTCGGGTGAGAAAAATATTCGATTCGGCCTCGGCAGTGAATATGGGTTCTGGGAGTCTATCTGGTCTCCCAAAATCGCGACTGTCGATGAAATGGAAGGCGGCACGCGATTCGTTCTGACGGACAGGGATCGCCCTAATCGTAACGATGGTGCGCAGATGGCAATCTACGATATTGCTGTTGCGAAACCAAAAACATATGGTATTGCCGGTGAAGGCGTCGGCAAGGTCGAGGGGTATATTCTTTTCACCCCATCATGGAACGGCCGCGCAATTCTCACAATCAACATTGGCAAGAACAGAATCATCGCTGTTGACGAGCAGGCGACGGCCGGGCAGAAAATAAGATTCGATTTCACGCTCCCCGACGGCACGTGGATCCAAGACACGGACACGCCTTTCTACATTAGTGCCCGCACGAACGATGTTTTCACGCCGGGAATGACGCTCGGAATCATTTATTCCATGTACGTGTCATGGAAAATGAGCCGCTCCTCTGGTCTGCATATTTTCCGTGACGACGAGGGTGTCGCGAAGATACAGATTACTGATCGTCAGGGCGGCGAGCTTATCATGGACACGAATGGTGTGTCCTATGACCCTCCCGGGTCAGCTTCGCCTCACGCGTCGTCGTGGCGTACTTTCACGGAGCCGCCTTTCGCCCACATGGCAACAAATAACGCTCACCTGTGGACTAAAAAAGATGATTGGTCGAAGGTTCCTGTGGGTTCACAGGAGAAAATTGTTCGCGGCGGAATGCAAGTAGACGGCGTCGAAATCATTATTCCGCAGAGCGGGCTTTACCGTCTAGACGGTACAACATGGTACCGGTCATCATGGGCAGGATATGTTGGTGGCACAAGGGTTGCTCGCAGCAACGATGTTGAGTACGGCGTTTACATGTATGCTGCGCTGAACCATGGTTTGTGGACCGCGTTGCAGGTTACCGGTGTTAGGCGTTTGAACGTCGGGGACCGGATCGCGCTTTATACGTATCAGAATATTGATGAGGGTACAATTATGGATTGGGGCGAGATGACGGTTAGCTGGCTCACCTACTGAAGATTGTGCAACAATATTTTTAGGAGAAAACAATATGCCTAACACTAGGTGGACCGGCGGTATCGTCCCCACAGTAGACGATAATCTCATTGAGGCCTGGGACGCTTATGATGATTCCGCCGGCAGAGTCATGCCCGCGGCGTCCGTAGCCGCAGCACGGGTCATGCTGGCGGCCGCGCCGTCCGGGGCGGTATCGAAAGCGCGCCCCGCCGTTTTCATCATTGACGACATTCTGTACACGGCCGACGGTTCCAAAGCTGGCGACGGGTCGTTCAACATTAACCCCGCCAACAGCTTTAGCGGCGTGCTTTACAGGCATCGTGACAATACAAATGGTCGCGGGCGTTCGACCTCGGATCACACTACTTATACGTGGGGCGACGGCATCGTCACTCTGCCGATCAAGAGCCTCATGGAATTCTCGCTTGACGTGTGCGTGAGCATTGCGCACGAGGATTACCATTCCGAGGAGGAGAAGGATAAGGCGGTCGGCTCGTATTTCTTCGGTTTCAAGCTTGATAATCGGGGTATTTGGCAGACCGAGATTCAGTACAATCGCACGTTTATGACGCACCATATGCAATGGCGCCTTTCCGTAGAGGCCGGCTCGCATAGGGTTGCTTATACTACGGCGGGTAGTTATGGTGCGGACCCGTACTGGCATTATGATGGCGGTGTTTTCCCGGGGACCGTGTTTACGGTGGCTACTCTTGGCGCTACTCGTGTTGACCTGTAATCAACAAAAAAAGTTCACTATTAGAAATAGGTGATAATAGTATGACTAAGGTCATAGCAACTGTCGTGAATGCTGCCGGCAAGACAGTTAACGCGACAATGAGCGTCCGTCCCGAAACCGTCTACACGTCCGACAATATTACGACAGTCCCCGCCCCCGTGCGCGGCGACGCCGACGACAAAGGCAGGATCGAGGTAGAAGTAGACGCCAGCCACGGCGGCAGGTGGGCAATTGTCCTCAATGTTGCCGGCGTTTGGGTGCGCGAAGTCCGCGGAGCGGAGCTGCCGGCCTCAGGTGACGTGCAGGTGACCTCCCTGTCAGCGTGGAATGGCGGCAGCACCCCCGATCCTGGCAATCCTGGCGGCGGCGGCCAGGGCAATGGCGGCAAGATCACCATCAGTGACGATGGCCTTACCTGGACCTACGGAGAGTGAAAAAACACAATGACAAACATTACTGGCTACACTAAGGCCGGCGTCGACAATCTGGTCGCCCCGCTGTTCTCCTCGATCTCGCCTTTCACGGTCGGAGGACACTACTACTCCCCGGTCACGTATTTCTGGCCCGATTTCTACAATGAGGGCCAGGCCGGAAAGATCTCGAAATGGGCCAAGACTCTTGCTTACGGGAACGCGCTCGGCTACGTGATCATGAATCGCTCCACGGGCGATTGGTCAGCCAAAGACAACGACTTTCTTACACAGGCGCAGCGCGCCCAGGCGGCCGGGGCAAAGAAGATTCTTTGGTACATTCCTACCCGCTACGGCGTCGCGTCCCTCGTCAAAGACGATGCTGCTAGGAATGGTGTGCCGGACCCGGACAAGTTCACGCGCGAATACATTATGCAGCTGTGCGCTAACCTGCGATCCCAGTACGATGGTCTTTTCCAGGGCGTATTCCTGGACGAGGTAATCAACGGCTGGGGTGCGCAGTCTGGTCGAGTCGGTTGGTACGGTGACCTCATCGGTGAAATTCGACGCACCTACGGGAAGAATTTCACAATCGCCATTAACCCCGGAAGCAATATTACTGAGGCCGTGTGCGCTCTCGATTTCGACGTGTGCATGAGTTTTGAGAACACTGCCGCCAAGTATTTGACGGATGACCCTAATAACCCTATCGCGAATGATGTGATGCGTGCGCAGCCGTCCACCAAGTGGTGGCACGTCATCCACGGGGTTACGAAAGAGAATTTCCGACAGGTAATCGATCGCGCCGCGTCGTTCGGCGTGTCACATTTGTATGTGACCGACGGTGAGCTGGTGCAGGGTGAGGGTGGCCAGTGGGTTCCTGAGAAGAATCCCTATCAGAATCCTCCGTCGGATTGGATTATGGAGCGTGTGATCGCCTGGCATGGCGGCTATCTCAACCTGGCTGAGCGTGTTGCCGCGTTGGAGGCGAAAGCGGCTCCGGCTCCGTCTCCTCAGCTTGGCGCCTGAGTGTTTCACGTGAAACATTCCCCCTCATCGCGGAAGTCGCGGTGAGGGGGAATGTTTTCATACCCGACGCAAGAGACTATAGTCCCAAGCGCTGGTAGTCTCCTCCGTGCTCGCGAGCAATATCGTCCAATACGCCCATGAGATCGGAACGCGCATCGTCCTGAACAGTGATCGACGGAGAGTTCAAGATTGAATGAATCGTGTTATTGATCTCTCGAATTTGACGAGCGGCGATTGCGTCACACTCTACGGTAGTCCATCGCCGTGCTAGACGGCGCGCAAGATCGGACGTATTCTCGCCGCTTGTTTCATGGTAAACGCCTACAACGCTCAAAGGCCATCCCCAGATAACCCACTTACTGATAGCGCCGCTGCCGTCGTTTTCTACAGTGACGTCAATTCCAACGCCCTTATATTGGCTGTGCCACTTCAGGCGAGCGGTCATGTGTGCTTCGTCAATGTCGCACACATCTGGATTCGGAAGCCACAATTGCGTGAAACTGATCTCGTGCTCGATTTCCAGCATTGGATTATTCGCTGTCATGAGACGCTCCGCAAAAGTATGCTACAGCGCACCGCAGAATGCTTGGGGCCATCGGATTCCCTGTGAGTCCATCCCACTGACACTCCGCGCTTCGTCTTCACGAAAACACCATCATCGGTGACTTCGATCTTCCCCGGCGAGGAGTCAATGGTAGTGACTCCGGCATGGTCGGAAATGCGAGGAGGCGGGGTGATATCACGCAATTCTCCAGCAATTGTCAACGCGATTTCGCGTCGATTGATCTTGCTCATTATTCTACCTCCATAGCAGACGGCGTGACACCGACCTGCCCCTGATAATGCGACTCCAGACCTTTGGTTCCGTATGGCGCACTGGCTGGCCTGTCCAGGTCCTCGAAAGCAATCTGCGCAATCCTATCCCCCGGAAAAAGGCGGGCGGGCTTGGTGGAGTGCAGATTGGCGATCTCCAAGGTCACGTTTCCCTGGAATCCCGGGTCAATGTATCCCGCGGACACATGAACGAGAATTCCACGTCGCGCCCACGATGACTTACCTTCCACCCTGGCTACAAGATCGGCAGGTACGCTGACTTTTTCCTGGGTGGACGCGAGAATAAACTCTCCAGGCAGCAGCTCGTAACCATTCTCACCGATGGTGACATTCTCGTCACCGTGACGATAGGCGATAATGTTCTCGTCTAGTCGAACTTCTACTGACGCCGGTTGAATGGACAACGGTTTGCGCCAGTCGGAGATGAGTTCGCCCCAATCGATTCTGCGTCGGAGAGTGAAGTCACTCAGCGTAGCCATTTTGGCAGCTCCCGTCTTCGTTTTCCTCGATCATATGGACCTTGTAACCTTTATCACGTAGAATTGTTTCGGCTTCAAGAGCAAGGGCAGGCTTCTCTCCCGGAATGATTCCTATTTCATCTTTCCCGCGCTCCGACAGTACGATCGCGCAGACGTACGCATCATCGTCCGATGAGTCGCTGTAAGTGAGAACATACCCGCCTATCTCATCCGAATATGTGCACCTAGTGAAAGTGATTCTCCCTTCCTGCCATGAACGCAAAGCAACTGTTACTCCCTGAACAAATTGAACGTTGTACATAAGTCTACGGATCGCGGCAGGCGGATCGATCGAATAACTCCTGATAGTGAAGTTACAGTCGGTGGCATGCATAAACGCAGCCGCGCCCCACAGTTCACCACATTTCGCCAAATCAACGAAAGCAATGTTGACAATATTTTCCACAATACTCACGTTTCTGGAATGTAGTTGTCGAGGTGATCGTGTGAAATGGCGGACACGAAGTCTGTGAGCCGGTCTCGAACCTCCCTGGCACGCCCATCTGGGGTGAGCTGCCTATCGATAGTGTCCCAGTAGACGTTTCGCAGAATCGCGATCACCGTCTGGTCACCTTGCTCGGCGATGAGTTCACGCAGATACCACGCCGCTTTCCCCATGTCAACATTCTCGTCAGCACCATCTTTGTGACCGGCCCTGAAAATATACTTCAGGGCACTACCGGTCAGATAGTCTTTGTTGCGAATGAAAGTGATGGGCTCGGGGTCGAGGGTTGCATAATGTGACGGGTGAGTTACCTCGTTCTCGTACATATCATTCTCGACACGCCCACTATTCTTCTCTGTGAGATAGAGAGCATCATCACACAAGGTCAACTCGTAGCGCTGCTCGTCGAACGTAAGAAACGCTTCCCCGCCATTCTCGCCCTTATACCATACGCACCATTCGCCAGTGAAATACCGACAAACCTTTTTGACAGGCGCATCGTAATCGTCGGAGACATGGAAACGAATCGGTTCGCCTCCGAACTTCAACTCACAGCCAGGATCAATCTGATAGCCTACAATTCGCCGCCGATACCAACCGTCGCGCTTGTGCTCCAAAGAAACACAGCGACGACTCCAACATTCTACCCGCCATTCGCTACTAAGGTAGCGGCGGACATGCACCTCCCAGAACCCATCATGCTGCACTACCTTCGAAACATACTCATACACGCCATTCGGGTAGTAAATCTTCTCGCACTCATCATCTACAGGTGACACCACATAGTCTCCTCTCTCTGTCTGCGTGATCGAATACTCATCATATTTGAAATAGTGTTTCTGCTCTACACCGGCCTTAATAGAATCGAAACCAACCCCCGTGTCGTCGCCGATTTGCGCTATGATTCTCTCTTTACTGCCGTCTGGCAGGTATAGCCAAACCGACTTCAAAAACACCGTGTCCACGATTATTCACACTATTTTCAGTTGCCGAGAGTGCCGACCGTGGCAAAGTAGGCGAAAAACACCTGAAGCCACCAAAAAGCACGCCACGCCAGAGACAATCCGATAACACCAACGATAAGGGCGACTGCCCCCATTGCCATACCCTCACCCGTAGACCGCGGCCTGCGAAGCCACGCCACGAAGCGATTCGTGGGACGTGGCGGCGCCATCACACTGAGTGGCACAGACAATGCGGGCGGCGCCGGGGCAGGCCGAGGTGCCTGAGGCGGCGGAGGAGGCGGCGCGGTGGGTGCGCTAGCCGTAGGCGGAGGCGGTGCAGGAGTCGGCGCCGACGGGGCACTCGAAAAAGTAGACATAATAGTTTCCTCACTTTCCGTTCAGTTCTGCCATGAGACGATTGGTCCAACCGTCACTGTAGTTGAAATTCGTACGCTTACTGTGGCGTGTGCTCTTGATTCTCTTCGCCCGATTCCTCTTGTTCTCCTGAAACTCGACTGTCTTGCGACGGACCTCGTCCTCACGTCCGTCCATGCGATGGATTGCTGGGTATTTCATGATTTGACCCACTCAATCTGGTCGCCGAGAATCCCGCGCAAATCATTGATCAAATTGCGGGCGTTCCCGAACTCCTCCTCGCTGATATCGAAAACTCGGTAGACGTTCCCTTCAGTGCAAACGACCAGAAAGAAATTGCGGGCGCACTCGGGGACAAAAACATTGCGAACGTTCCCGATGAGGGCGGGCTTCTGAACAGGAATGGCCTGCACGAGGTCGGCTCCGGTGAGAATTGCGATGGCGGTCACCCGCTCAACAGGAATGCCCCGGAATTCGTTCTCGCCTTTCTCGTACCCTTTTGCGGGGAAATGAATCTTGGTGCCTTTCAAGTTGGTGAAAACGGCACCTCCTGTAGTTTTGCATGATCCGTATCCGGTGCGACGGCGTGCCATGATGATCCTCTTCTCAAATATGTGCGTGTGATGGTGGGTGGTGGGGACTGTCACCCGTGACGGGCCCCACCGTTATGTGTGCGTCAGTGCTCCAGCCACCAATCGGCCAGGTAGGCGATGGTCTCGTCAGTCAGGTAAGAAAGTCCCTCATGGACGACAGTGAATCCATCGGCATCGTACTCCCAGAGTCCCCAGGAGACGACGTCATCGCACACGTGGAGTCCGAGCGCCTGTCCACCATCGGTGGTAGCTCGCTTGAGGCCGATGGTCTCACCGGCATCGTTCACCCAGTAGTCCGTGTCGCCCCAAGTGTTGGCGGCGGTGCCGACGGCGTAGGCAACGTCCGTGTCGGTGGCGATGTCCTCAACAGTGGTGGTCATTGTCTTGTCCTCTCTATCCCTGGCTGGGTGGCTTATCCTCCCCGCCGATGTCTTAATCATGCTCTCCCGTGCACCTTGGGTCAACCCTACGCAGTGGTGACCCATCCCACAAAACCAATGTTGTAGGAGGTATTGACAAACACTGGGCACATGTAGTACATGCGCGCGCACGTACCTATATGCGCTAAAGACGCCCCCAGGCGCTCATGATAAAATTAAAGCCACCGAAAACCTTTACGAAAGGCGGTGCAAAATTGGCAGATTCCGTCACAGAATATGCTGCGTCGGAAATGAAATATTGGTGCACCACAGGCGACTACGGGGGCACCGGTTACGCCCAGGATAACCGGTGGACCTGCTACTGGAATTCCAATGATGCCGGCTGGAAAACGGGCCCCGGTGACATGGATTGCAGTAGCGGCGTAGCGGGCGCCTACAATGTTGCATTCCACAATGTTTGGGGAACCGGTTGGGATGATCCGATCATGTTCCCGCGAACCGGCGAAACATGGACCGAAACCCTGAATTCTTTGGCTGCTAATCGCGGTTTCATGGATATTGGGGACACATGGTACGGGTCCACGCCGTCGGGAGGATTCCATGTCGGCGACATGGTCCTGAAGACCACTGGAGACGGCGGCCATGTCGCAATGTGCGTGCGCGAAGACGACGGTTCATTCAACGCAGGTGATCCACTCCTCGCTGAGGCGTGGATTAACGAGAATGGCGAAATCACGGAAGGGCAGATGGGTGACCAGACCGGCTATGAGACTCACGTAGTCCGGTACAGTAGTCACCCGATGACTGTCGCGGCCTCGTGGTCAACCTGTATCCGTTTCGGAAAGCGGACTGATGCCGATAACGGGCACGAGTCAGCCGGATCGTACCGCCTTTCTTCAATCCAGGAGGCCGTTCTCAGGGCCGCCGATGCGGAGAATTGTCCGTGGTGGGCCGCTCTGGCGTGCCTGTGGATGGAAACCGGCGAGCGTGGCGCAAATATTTACGGGCACGACGCCGGCGGTGCTGGCCCGCACGGCGAGGAGGTAACCGAGGAGAATTTCCGTGAGTTCCTCGCGGCGATTCGAGACGGCGAAAACTCGAACGGCGTCGGCCCGTTGCAGATCACGTATCCGGGTTATTTCTTTGATGATCCGGATCGTGAATGGTGGATGCCGGAGAAGTCGGCTGAGGTCGGCTGCCGTATTCTTCGTGATCTTATTAACGCGGAGGGCGATTCCTATGAGGCCTTGAAGCGTGTTGGGTCGCGGTATAATTCAGGGAATCCGTATGACGCGTATGAGTCTTATGGGATTCTTTTCAGTAATCGTTGCAAGTCTTGGTATGATTATGGTCGCCCTTCCGGGGGTGCCGGAGAGGATTTTTGGGATATGAGCGAGGGTGTTGATCTGCTCAGGGAGATTCGCGATCTTTTCCGTAGTGGAAAGGCGGGGGATCATTTCGCGGGCGACATGAATTGGTATGCTAAGGCCACCTATGAGGAGGTTAAGTCTATTCACGCGTCTGTGGATCAGATTCTGCATTCTGTGACTCCGGGTCAGGAGAATGTTCGTGAGGCGGGTGCGATTTATGGTGCCGTGAATGAGATTCGTAAGGCGGTGTCGACGCCGTCGTCTTTGCAGGCGCATGATGGTGTCGCGGAGTCTCCGACTCCGGAGTCTCCCGCTCCGGCTCCGGAGCAGAATTCCTGACACAGCATATTGGTATTTATCGTGGCTTGCCCGCTCGCTATTATGCTGGGTGTCACGTCATGATGGATACGATGTGCGGGGAGCTTCACTCTCTTCCCTCTCCGTGATCTCCTGTGGCAGTGGTAGAGCAAGTCTCTGGACGGTCAATGAATGATCGTCCGGAGACTTGCTTTTGTTGTATGCTATACTTTCCTACGTACCGCTTATTGGTTAATACACAAATATTTTCCTACGCGTTCCGACGGTGCAACAAGAGAATACTATCGCCCTCACGTTTCCTGCATTTTTCCCTTAGCAGCTCTAGGAGTTGACGTGGGGGCGATGGTATACAATCCATCTAGTGAAAGTGAAAATTAGGGTGACTAGGTCGCTTTATGTTGCTACTATTTTTGCGGCCGTCATGGTGACGGCAAACATGGCGCTCATGGTGTATGATGATTTCACCAATGGCACTGTGAATGTGACTCGTGATTCTTTGTGGTGTGTTGGTGCGATTATTCTTTGGGCCAGTGTGCGCACCGTCCGGTTCATGCGAACTGTCGGCTACCATCCGGGATTCCACAGGAAGTGATCGAATCGTAACATTCCCGCCTAGCAACGATGATTGTTAGGCGGGAATGTTATATAATATGCGTTGGAAACCCTGTTAAACAATCGAGACAAAGAGGACGTTAGATATACGATGCTCAATTTCCTGAACGATGTCCTCTCCGACGCCACCCTAGTAGCCCTAGCCGCCCTCACTGGTACAATATTCTCGAACATAACGCAGCGCAAAAACGCGCGCGACCAGGAACAGATCTCAATCATTGACATTACCGTCCGTTCCCTTTCAGAGAGAGTGACCGCCCTAGAGGCCAGTCTTGCGGCGGCCGAAAGGGCGGCGGACCTGGCGGAAGATGGCCGCCGACGGGCAGAAGTGAAATGGTGGGAGGCCGTCTCTTTCGCGCATACTGTTATCGATTGGGGCAGGTCTCTGAAAATTCTGATACCATCTGATAAAGAGGACTCAATCCCTACTGAGCCTCAAATTCCGGAATCTATGAGGTGATTCATAAACATGTTTACTCCCGAGGTCCGCAAGGCCCTTTATGCTCTGCTCACCGCCGTTCTCGGTGTGTTTGCAGCCTTCAATGTTATTTCCGCTGACCAGGCGTCTCAGTACGCTGACGCTGCTACCCAGATTGTCGGTGCTCTGACTCTGGCTCTGGCCACGTATCACACTCGCCCCGGCGCGGCCGCTGGCCGTCACGCCGCCGTCGAGGGTGAGGCTACTGAGGACAAGGTTGCCTGACCTCCGCCTTTCATAGAACACTACTGCCCCCTACCGGATAATCGGTGGGGGGCAGTAGTGTTTCACGTGAAACACGGGGCATGTTTCATGTGAAACATTCACCGTCGCTCCACGTCGTCACCAACGATGCGGGCGATCACAGCCTCGTCGTGACGTTTAGTGACTGCCCACAGGAAAAGATGACGCCCCGCGTCCCGCGCGTCGTCCGCGTCCGGCTGGACCACGTCAGTTCCCGTGGGCCAGAAATCGAGTAGCTTCAGAATGTTATCGGGCATGGTTGTCTTTGCCATTGCGGGAGTCTGCCATACGATATCCCCAATCTCCCAGTCCAGTACAGCATTGATTTTTACTGGGGTGAGGTCTGCAAGAAAATTGTTGCCCGGTCGAAGATCGAACTGTTCACACACGACAATGTCTGGGGCGAATTCGTTTCGCGTGGCCAGGATGTCATAGACGCTGGCCGTCCAATGCTCATACTTGAATTGTTGAACATGAATGATTGAGAATTCGTGGTCGTCGTAGAATTCTCCGATGACGATTCCTGTTGATTTGCCGGGATCAACGGCCATCACCCGCTGCATCATATCTTTTCTCCTCCCTTATTCTTCCGCAGGCTTCGTCGCGACTTGTTCACGGTGGCAATGTTCTTCACCGTGTCCGAACGTACTCCGTCCACCTTGAGCCACAGCGTATCCGGCGCCATTGGCTTGCCGCGACCCTTTTTCAGAGTCCACGGCGTACCCGGATCACTCGGGAAAGGTAGATGCTTGTAGCACCATATTGCGCAATCCTGCGTAGAATCAAAACGAAAGTCCTCTTTCGACACGTACCTTCTCATGTCGTAAATGCGTCGCATGAGTTTCGGGATAAGCCACTCTGGTACTTCTCTGTACATGCGGATTGACGGGCTAGTGCACGGGCACGCCACGGTCCTACCGCTACTGAAATGCGAAACGCGGAGCCATTTATCTTCCCCGCAATTCACGCAACGCATATGGAAATGCTTATGACCATCCCGCATAATCTTCCATTCGGGGGATAATACTTCCCATTGCTTGAAGCGTCGCCCCACCATTTCCGGCTGCACGCCAGTCGTCGTCTTATAAGTTTTGGCGGGGTGAAGAATAAGACGATCGTGAGCTTCTTTCCTGTTCTCGGTGCGCACTATTGAAATTTCGCCGGGGCGAAACACTCCGTTCTCCGTGGCGAATTCCCAATCAAACACGACCGATGGGTTGAATTCGTTGTAGCACCATTCGATAGCCGACGTCATGCCGTCGAACTCAAAATTATCTACGCCGTTCCGCTCCCGCCATTTCCAAATCTTAAGACGAATGTCATTATAGGAGCGATACGGCATAAGCGTGCCATTCACCTTACAGTACTGATGCGAGTACAGCGCGTCCGATGGACGGTTCAGCACTATGTCAAGATTACACGGGGCGATCGGTTTAGTAATGTCGGGGCGCGTGAACCGCCACTCATTGTCCTCAGGGATGTCCAAATACGTGAAACACCATTCAATGGCGGCGTCAATCGAGGGGAAAAGGAAATTTTCACTACTTGTACGGTAGGCGAGCTGTGTGAGCCTGTTAGCGACTATCCTGTACTGTTCGTATGATGGTTGCGTCATTTACGTGTTTATCTCTCTTCTCGGTTGAATAGCGGGGGCAACATGATCGTTGCCCCCGCTATTCAAATCATGCGACCATGTGTGTCAGAAAACTACCGACCATGCGTTCGAAGTATTCTTTTTGGCCTCGAAATCAATGGAAGAAATCTCTGCCCTGGGAGGCCAAAAAGCGGGCTTCGGGGCACCATCCTCACCGAGAACCGTGACGCCGTTCTCGTCCTGCTCGTATGCGGGGCGACCATAATCGTCGAGGCGAGGCCTGGACTTGCTCATTCGTGTCACCAATGTTGCGTGAGCGCCCTCCAGATTCTCACACACTTTCTTCACGGTCACGTCAATTTTCTGCGGCGAGAGAAGATCGGCCCTCTCCCTTGCGTCGACCGGCCAAAGACCGGCGGCACTGAAATACTTCGGAATATTGAAATGGATGTAAGTCTTTCCATTCTTATTAATGGTGAAGACGGTGCGGTCGGTGAGGGCCTTTCCTGCGTCCTCGTCGTCGCCGTCGATCATCCAATCAGTGACGAGCATCGGCCTGCCATTCTTGGATGTGGTCATTTCTGCCTTGGTGATGAATGCTGAGTGCTTTCCGGGCTTGGGCGGCTCGAAGTTACCGCCGCCGGTAGCGACTTCCAGTGATGAGAGGTCGGCGCCGAAGTTGAAGCCAGTTGCCATAATTATTGTGCTCCTACGAGATGGTGGTAAAGAATTGCGGGTGTCAGTTCTCGCTCTTGGCAGGGTTATCGCGGAGTGCTTCCCTGACAGCGTCGGCGGCGATAGTGAGAGTCTCAGCGGAGACACCACGGTCGGCAGTAACAGTGATCTTAGCCATAATAGTTTTCTCTCTTCCTAATGTTTTGGTTAGTGGCTAGTGATGTAATTGTGAATCTTGGTCATGCTCGGGTTCCCCATTGCTGGCGGGAACCCGCGCGTCTGTTGCTTTGTCACAATGTTCGGTTTGCGAGTGTACAGTACTGGCACTGTGATTTCCTCTCCATCCCCATTGTCCACGTTCGCCCACTCCATGTAGCCGACGAAATTGAACAAGGCGGGGATGCGCTGCCCGGACTTCTGTCCCTCGAAAGATGGGGCAATGAAAACTTCCCCAGTGACCTCACTACTCTCGCGTGCGGAATGTGTGATAGCAATGAATGAAATGTCGGGGGCATTCAAGAATACGCTGATCACCTTCAACAGAGAGTCATATACTGCCCGCCATTTCGTCCACGTATCATTCGACACGGCCTCATAATGGGAGAGGATGAGCTCCTGGCACTTGTCCAACGTGTCGAACACGACAGTCTTGTAGGGGAATCCTGCAAGATTGCGTGCAATATTGTCGCAAAGATTGGCGCAATCAACCCACTTGTCGCAATGCACGACAGTAATGTTTTCAGGGTTCCCCCAATCCCGTACCGGGAGTGTGCCGGATTCGAAATCAATGTACAGGACGGGCGACATGTCGTCCACCTGTGATGCTGTGGCTGCGAGCGATGTTTTGCCGACGCCACTCACGCCATGAATAAGCATGTTGAAGTGATTGTTCTGCTCCGGGTTCACGACCGTCATTCCGAGACGGGCAAGAGTGTCCTCGAAAGTCATACTATGTTTCACCTCCTAACCGTTGATAGTGTAGTTTTTGAATGCTTCTGTGTGGCGCTCATGCGAGCAGTACCAACATAGAGGGGACGATTGGAGACTGTCAACCCCACCGTCATGTGACCTTGCTCTCTCCCAAATGTTTTGGAGTCTCTCCAGAGCCGCGAGCGCAACGTCCTGCCGCCACGGGAAAGAAAACTCACAAATACTGTCCGGCACGACTTCCACACTGCAGTCCCTTGGAAGGGCGACGATAGAGCAGCGGGCTACCTCGTGCCCGATCTGCGTGAGACCGTACCCGTAGAGCATGATTTGAATGTAGTATTTACGAAATTGGCCACCTGCTGCCGTGTTAGTGAATCGTGGTAGACCATTGTCCCATTTAATGCTCTTCCGGAATGCGGAAATCTTTTTCCGTGAGAGCAGCTTCCAGTCTAGGACCGTCGCCGCCGCAATATCGAAACGATCCACGCTCCCAGAAATACGCCCATAGTCTTCAAGATCGCATACCTCTACTCTCTGCTCTACTAGAACATTCGGCTCGTTTTTTGTGCGCGATTCCGCGAAAGCATGAAACGCCGTGCCGAGGAAAGGCGCCAGTGGTGTGCCCGTATTTTCCGTGTCATGCGGGATTCCGAGGAGTTTGTCGGCAATGCACCGCTCGCAATCGTCCCCGATTTCACTCACGCCGATGCGTGTTTGTTTGTCGCGTTCGGTTGGGGCGAAAACATTACTGACCGCTAGTGCGGCGGCCGGGCTCAAATTCAAATTTCTCTCCCTCTTGGATCGCGGCGATAGCGGCGAGCCTGACTTCACGGTGAACTTCGATGTCTCCGCTCGCAATGTCCTCAATGAAGAATAGTCTTGCGTCACCGGCCGGCATAATTTCGTAGACTGTGTCGCTCAGCTCTTCTGCTCGCATTGCGGCCTGTTCGAGATTCGAGTAGACCCGGTAATCGCCTTTCTGCTGCGATTCCCATACTAGATAGACGCCCATTAGTGTTTTTACTTTCTCTTCCTAAAAGTTGATTGATGGTGTGTTATTCAATGATGGTTGCTGTGAGGCCGGCTCGCTCCTCGATCGCTGTGGAAATGACGGCCGCATAGCATTGAATCCGCCAGATGTTCTCCGATCGAATGCTGGGCACGTGCAGTTGCATTGTCTTGCCGCCGAATTTCGTTGGCCATTTCAAGATAATGGTGCGGCCGGCGATTTCGTCAATCGTGGTGCCCTGTGTGATGCGCATAATGTTTTTCACTCCTCCGTCACGATGAGTTCGTAAATGTCGAGACTGTTATTGATGGCCATGCCACGCACAATGCCAACATTGTCCGCCGCAACATGGATGACATTAATGTCTGAGTGCCCATCGTCCACTGGGGCGACGATCAGGAAATTCCTGCCGACAAGTTCACTGTCGTCGGATACGAGAATGCTTCTGATGGTGCCCGTCATGCGACGTCGCACTAGATGAACGGCCGAGCCGCCGTGTGTTTCTGTCTTCATGGCATCTACCGTACGTGTGTGACAGCACTGCACGCAACCCATGTGGGCGTGGCGTCTATCACATCTCATATGAGGCCACTCTCACGCAGACGCTCATACCCCGCCGCCAGCCTAGGCTCCACGGCCGTCACGTCAACAGTATTTTCACACTGCAAAATAAAACGATTCACTCGCTTTGTTTGCCCCTTACGATTCAAACGAGCGGACGCCTGCAAATTCAAAATCACACTACTATCCTCACTCAACCAAATCTCGCTGTTGCAAACATTCTGCAGACCGTCAATCCCTTCGGCAGCGGCCGCAATAACAGCACAGAGAATCCTCGGCCCATCAGGCTCCAAAAATCGTCGCCACTCATCATGGTAATCACTGGACAACTCAACACTCTGATAGCCGGCATCGGCCAGTCGTTTCCGCAATGGTGCCATGAATTTACGTGAGTGACACCACAAGATAACTCTCTTGTCGGACGGCAGATCGGACAGAATGTCGAGGGCGGCGTCGATCTTCGAGGATCCTCGCTCCTCAAACTCGACACTATCGCCCATGATTCTCAATGGTCCGAGAGTGATCTGCCTGAGCCTCCCGTCTAGAACGGCGGCGGACGAGGCCACGCTAGCCCCACCGTCCATGATCGCCAAACGATGATCCACAAACTCCCGATACATTCTCTTCTGCTCACGCCGCATCCCGCAGGGGACGCGTTGAACATTCACGGGAGGTAGATCACCGAAAACCTCACTTCCCCGCATCGCAGACCAATTGTCTCCCACGGAATCACGAAGAGCACCCGGAGTCCTCTCGCCACCGTAAATCCTGGCATACGGGGACGCTGCAAAAGGATTGAACTCGGAAACAAAAAATTCATCCGCAAACCGGTAAAAACTACGATCGACACTATCCGGGTTCAAGAATTTGAGTACCCCGTAAATGTTGACGGGTTTATTGCCGGCAGGCGTGCCCGACAGGCCAAGACGATACGTTGACTTCAACGCTTTTACGGCCCGGAAAGATTGGGTGCGATGATTTGCAATGCGGTGGACCTCGTCTACGATCACCATATCGAACGATTTCTTCGAGAAAGAAACGGTCGGCCATTTCTTCGCGTCTGTCGCCTTTCCCAGGGAGACCAATAGCTCAAAATTGATAATCCACCAACCGTCTGCACCACCCAGCATGTCCTCAATGTTGGCGCGCCCAGCCTTGGTAGTGCGAGACAGTACTCTCGCTTCCTGGCCGATGATGGTCTTGGCACTGGCCTGCCACGAGGGGATGACGCGCTTCGGGCATACAACGATGACCCGCTTGTCGGCGTCAAGCTTCTGTGTGACCCAGATTGCCCCGTATGTTTTGCCGCAGCCGGGTTCCCAAGCCAGCAAAGCGCCGCCACCGTCTCGAATGGCGGTGACAGTGCGGTTGATTTCTCTTTCCTGCGCAACTGTGGGGTGAATGTTAATCATTGATGTTCGTCCAAACGATCACTAGTAGGCAAATTGTGAGCGTGAACACTAGTAGTGTCACTTGTTTTCCTATTTTCTGTACAACGAACCCCGCCTCACCGAGCAATGAGACGGGGTTCGTTCCGTTAGGTCAGTGGGCGATGGCGTGACGCTCCACCGCGGCCCAGTAGGCGTCCTCGTCCACATCCACCACATAGCAGGGAGTGCCGGTGGTGGAGAAATACTGTCCAATCACATCATCAGCGATCGCGGCAACATCGTAGTCGTCCATCTGGTCGAGCGTGGGGATAATGTCGAACATGATGACGTCGTCCCGAGTGCTGCGGCGAGCGACAGTGTCCATGATTTTCCTCTTCTCTCTTCTCTTCGTGTCGGTGCCACCGTTCCTCGGTGACGGCTCTAGTGTAGGCAGACCGTGCACGCCGCAGTCAACCCCATGGGGCGTGAGTCGGCTCACATCTCAAGGTGGAGGAGGGACAACGCCTCACCCACAGCCATGCCCACGTCACCGCCGCACTCCAGCAACCTCATGCAATCGAACACCGTGTGCGCCCGTCCGTCCGCGAGCGGATCATCCGCATGATGCGAGTAGACCAGACCACTGTCCAGCATCGTCACACCTGGGGCCGTGTCACCGCCACGCGCATACCGCCATCGTCGCCCCACCTCCTCGTAAGGCCAGCCAAACAAACGGACAAGATCATTAAACCCGTACTTTGAATTGAATTCCCCAATCACCCCACCATAGCCACCATCGGGCACAGAAGACAAAAAAACATCATTACTCTTCTCCTCATACCCAATATTCTCCAACCATTTATCAACATTCAAACGGGCACCGTCAATGAGCCAATGGCGCACTCTCAACCCAAGACGATGCGATGGTAGGAAAAAAGCTCGGGACGCCTCAGCACACGACCCGTCCCACTGGGCCACGGGCCCCAGCACGCTGAAGCACGTCCGGCCGATCGCCTCGCACTCTCCTACGGTCATGCTGCGAGTACACGGCAGAACAACACGGAAACGCGGGGACGGGAAAGACGACGAAGCCGTCTCCCACACAATGCCGGCAAGATTCGCCGCACGCATACGATCCCCGACGAAATCTTTCCGCGACCCGTGGTCAGCGTCCAAAACGATAGCGGACCGGGACACGAAATTTCTCTTCTGTCTCCTGCCCCCCGAGAGAATGCCAGCAAAGAAAGCAGGGGCATCATTCTTCTCGCATTTCGAGGGCGCCTCACACAGAGCAGCGAAATCGCTCAGGTTTACGTTAGTGGCACGCCACCCTGTGATGGAACGGACACTGCCCGCTACCATCACAGAGAAGCGTACCCCGAAAACATCACTCACCGTACGATGGTTCCGCTATCTGATCCCGCAAAATCGCCTCCACGAGATCATTATCCACAATAGCCCCTTCTGTCCGAAACTTCACACCCCGACGAAGAATATACTGCCGATACTCCTCAACACTCCGCGGTGACAGATTCTTCGCTTCCAGCACCTGATAAAGGCGCGTCTCAGTCGGCGGATTACTACTGAAATCATCCACCATACGCGTCAAATCCGGAACAAAAACATAGTCGACCATTTTCAGCGCGTCAGGCAGCCAGAAATCGGCGGCCAGACTGAAAGCTTTCCGCACAGCTGACGATGACACGCTCATCTGCTGCTCGAAAAGAGACAGAATAGCGGCCACGCGCATAATATGGTTCCCCATGCGGTCAATGACCGCCTGCACTGCCCGCTGGAAGGGCGACTCGCGGGCCGCCTCCCTGGCCCAGGCCCGCATTGTTTCTACCCAAACATTCCGGGCAGACTCGGTCACAGTCATAGTCATTGGTGCGTTGACAGGCCAAAATTCGGTGGCACAAGTGACAGTGCCACGGAATTCGTGCTGCATCATACCCAGAATTGTTGAAATGCGCTCGGAAGCATGCTCAACAAAACCATCACCACCATGCGCATTCCGGTCGTTATTGGTGACCCATCCGAAAGACGACGGGTCGGACTGGCGGTCCTCCTCGTCCAATGCAAAAAGAATGCGCGGTCCCCAGCCCGTTTCAAACAAAGACTGCGACATGTTATCGACTACATCGCCGAGGATCCCGGTGCCGCAGAAAGCGAGAGAATGAGGAACCCTCTCACTGTCTGCGCGCTTCACGCCGTCGTCGCCGACACGCACGGACTCGACTGTTTTACCCGAGTAGACGTCGGTCAAAAATCCGATGAGCCCGCTACGATACCCCTCACCCTGTGACGCGGAATACATGTTCTGTAGTTCGTCTACGAACATGATAGACGCCCCGCCAGGCCGTTGCGCCATCCGCAAATTCAGGCCCTCAGCCGTAACATTAGACCCGAACAAAACATTCGCCATAAGAGACCGCTCACACGGACTATTACCGATAGTATTCAACAAATCTTTTCGATCAGCCTCAAACTCGGTGATGCGATTATTAATATCGTCGCGTTCCGCCCGATACTCGTCAATATCAATACGCCCACTCCTCCTTTCCAATGATTCCAGACGACGGGACAGCATTCGGAGCGCCGAATCAACCTCCTGCACGGCCGCCAAAGGCGATGACGAATCCCACCTGAACGCACCCACACAATCATCGAAAAACCCGCGTACCAAAGACTGGGCCGTAGTCTTCCTCGACAAAGTAGACGCCCCAAGACAGTGCGAATACAAAGTCAACGGCACCATGTTCTGCGCGCTCGCAGACAAATGAGTCCTCGCAGACAACGGAGCAGACACCATGGTCAGAAAAGTCGTCCACAAAAACCGGGGGGGCGTCTCCGGCGACCTGGACTGCAAATAATCAATAACCCTATCCGCGAACCAATCATAATGCACACCCCCATCCGGGGACGCGAACTCGTAATCCGCAACCCTCTCAACACTCAATTGTTCTCCACCTCCACATGGGCAAGAAAACTATTGAAAGCCTCAAGAATCTCGTCGCCGTCGAAAGTGTAGCCGACATCGAACATAGGGCCCCAGTAACGGTTCGTCTGCTCGAAAATCGTCGCCTTGTAACCGCGCACAGTATCCGCCTCAAAAATAAACCGGTGCCCCAGCGATGCGACGACAATGTGGATACTGTTATTCCAAGCGCTTACTTCCAGGCCGAGCGAATCGTTCCCGCCCTTACTGGCGTAATTCTTGCACGCCTCAGTGACATGCTTCAGGAATTCCCAGTCGAATAGCTTGATCATTTGTCCTCCCACAGTTTTGTCTTGATTTCGCCGAGCAGCTCCCGAAGCTTCCACGCCTCTTCTCTTCCCTTCACTGTTGTTATTGTTTCGTCCATATCGACGTCTCTAATACTCACCGAATACTCGCCACACCACAATATTGAGAGTGCACCCGCACCGTTTCCCGATGACGTCCAAGTAGAGGACGGGCGTGTCACTGCCCACAATGGCGTCCTCGCCCGTGTCCAATAGGATGGACTCGCAGCGCGGGTCATTGAGCATCTCCACGATGAATTCGATCACGACAAGACGCAGCTCATCGTCAATCATGACTCCTCACCTTCTACCATGCCAGCCAACTCCATGAAACGATTCATAGCATGAACGATGGTGCCCCGGTCGGCGTCACGCTCATCCAAAATGACATGATTCGACAGCTGAACGACGCGGACCTGCCACACATCACCTTTCGTGACAATAATCCTGAAGACGGTCCTATCGGCGGGGTTCCTGGCTGTCGCCTTGAAGAGAACCCCAGAAAGGCGGCCGCCTTCATTGCCGCCGCGCAGAGTAATGATCGAGCACTGTGGCCACTTGGCAAAAACACCGCCACAATTGGCGAGAAACGCGAACACAGCCTTATCGATACTGGAGTCACTCATTGCCGGCCGTCTTCCCGCGGTTCGCCGCAACAGTCAAAGCGCGACGAACATACTCGCCGACACCCTCTACCGGAATCGCGGCACTCTTCCGCTTAATGGACCTTACCCTCACCGTGTCACCGGCGACCACAATACGGCAAGTGCTGCCAATAGTGATAATGCCGCCGTCATAAATCTTACGGACAGGCGCATGCACATTGAACTCATGGCGGCGCCCGTCGTCATTCCACTCACGAACCGCCTGAGCGAGAACCGTTCCGAAAACTGTACCCATAGTAATTCTCTCTTCCTAAATATTGTGATGGATACTACTATTTACCGTTAGATGGGCGTAGGGTTAAATATCGAAGCCGATCACCTCCTCAGCCGGCACGTCCGCCAGGTCACACAAGTCAACCAACCTATCCAACGCATTCGACCGAGCGCACTCCCACACGGGCGAACCCGTGCCACCACTCCGCATTTCCTCCAAACAAAGAATGAAATCGTACGCCAGACGGGCACTCTCCTCCCTTATTTCATGCCGCTTAATGCGATTGCGAATCCACCTGGCCCCAATGCCAGTATTCTCACCGACAGTGACAATCTTCTGCCACCAAGCATCCGCCGCCGTCTCTTTCGCACTGAAATACCACGCTGTCGGCCTACCGCTATCAAACACGTACGCTTCAATAACACCAACCTTACTGTCCCAGATCATGACGGTAAAGCCGACACTATCACAATGACAGGAAGTGGCGGGCGGCATATTCTCCCGAACATGCCCCATTTCAACGTCACGATCAGTCACCCCCTCACCGTTGGGGCCAACATATTCAAACCATAACATTACACTCTCCTCTCTCTTCTCTCTTCCTGAAATTGCGGCGGGGTCAGACGATCCTGCTGTCGGGAATCTCCCGGACTCGAGCACAGAACCAGCCCCACACCCTATCCGCGGCGTCCGACCGGTCAGGGGAATCCAACCTGCCAGAGGAAAGCTCGACACCACTCTCACCCGCGCCCACGGCAATCTGCCCAATAATCTCACCGTTGAAATAGGCGACGACCAAAGAATCCCCCGCCATCGCAAGCGTGATACAACAAGCGGCCGCCGTCGAAGCGAGGACCTCCATGACCGAGGCGCCCATAACAAGACGATCGAGCATTTCTTGCGTCTTATCCGCAATGTTCTCAGCACGGGTCACGCCAACATTGGTCCCCCAGCTGAGAGTCTCAACATTGTCCACGGTCAACGCGACCTCACCGGAAACGAACGTCATCACGTCGCCCATTGGCTTCGTATAAATGTGGAATCGCGGAGAATGCGTGAGAGGCTTCGTTAGCCTCCACCGAACAGTGCCTCCAACAGGAGTGCGGGAACATGTGACAACAGGATCATTAGTGAGGTCATCCACGAAGTGGTCCCAGAGGGGACGCTTCGACGTGTCCTCCCCAATGAACGGGTCAACGTCCAGCTCGGCGCCGCTTCGCCTCATAGCAACCATCATGGTGCCAATCGTCGACCCGCCAGACGACACTGTCAGAGTCGAATGGTCGTCCTCGTCGACATGGAGACCGTGCTCATCGGCCAGGGTAAGAATGCGGTCATAGATCTTCGCCATACCCACCATGGAAGCCAATCTCTCGTTAGCGGAGCGGCGGTCGTCCGGAAATTCGGGCATGTAGGCGGGTACAAGGCGGTCGGACAGAAGAATATCCTCCCTGTCCATTACCTGGACGGTGCCATCAATCCAAATGCCCCGCGACCAATTTGTAACGTCAATGATGAAATGCGCATCATAAAACACGATATCCTCTTTCTCTGGTGCTTGTGCTGTTCGGAATTGTGTGGGGGGGTTACCGTGCCCCCAGCGTCCCCCACAGTGTCCAGATGGCCGCCACGGCACCGAGCGTCCCGACAATGGCGAGACATGACGCGGTCAGGTAGATGATGGCGGCCAGGATGATTTCGCTGTTCCGTCTCAAAGGGCGGCGGGTCGCGGCGTTGGTGCGCTTCGGTGCCGCGTGCCTCATGGTCATGATCTGCTCTCTTTCAATGGTTTGGATTATGTTGCGGGCTGCTGTCTTGCTCCCGACGGTCTTAACTCTATGGCCACGATGCTCTCCCGCCCACCCACCGAAGCGAGACGTCCGCCACACTCCGGGGTGTTGGTCCCGACGTCGTCAGCCCACCACCACAGAACACCACGAAAGGCGGACGGGATAATGGGGCGCACGCGGTCGTGTCCTCCATTCCGTACGATCACGAGACGGAGGACATGATGCCAGCCCGAGGAGCGGGCGCCCCGGTGTCACATCGTCTTAGATGACGTCAATACCATTCTCCTCCAGCACGCCCCCAATCTCCTCAACATTATCCACATTCACACCAGCAACGCTAATACCACACTCGAGCTCACCGTCACTGTGCTCAATAATTTCGACCTCAAGCGAGACACGGTCCACGCCAAAGACAATTTCCCTGCCCAATAGTGCGACGGGGTGCACGTCCACATATCCGATGGCGCGAAGAATGTCGAGGGCGCGGATCATCATGTCAGCGCCACGTGCGACGGCGGCGAGCAATACCGTCAAATATTCGGGCGTTTCTCTTTCGTCGGCGACGCTCACCGTGTAGTCCGTGCCGTCCATGTGCTCGATCATAATTGCGAACCGGGCCGGGGAGTCGGCTGACGATTTCGCAATCCTGTGCAGGTCCATGCGTTGGACAAGCATTTCCTCGTCTACCGTGTTGTTCACTTTGTGTTCCATCCTCTCTTCTTCGTGCACCGATCTTCGGCGGTGCGTCTACTGTAGAAGAGCGGTGGGTGGTGCTGTCAACCATCAGGGCATGTGGGCTGTGTCTCAGTGGACTCGGGGGTCCCATGGGTTGCGCTGCCGCCCCGTCTGTGCCACCCTAGGGGCATGGACACCTCAGCTACTCCGCACATCTCACCCGCCCTCCAGCCCGAGACCATGATGGCCCTAACGCTCCGCTACGTCGAAGACAATGAGGAGGCCGCAGACCAGTACCTGCGTGCGATGCTGCGACTCTTCATGTTCGACCTCTACCCCGACGAGGGGTTCCAGCTGGCGCGCGACTTCTCCGTCGAGTCCACGAACGACATCAGGGAATTCGAGGGGGTGGAGGTGGCGAGTCGGATCAATGTCGCGCTGCGGCGGCTGATCGACCGTGCCGAGGCTGATGCGGCATTCATGGCCGAGCTGACCGAGCTGGCCGGCTGAGCCACCCACCCTCCCACACAATGTGACAGAGAACACTCCCCCTGGGCCTTGTGTTAGCCAAGACCCAGGGGGGCATTCTTACACCAACAGAACAACCCAACCGGCCAGGAGGGAAAGAGAAAATGAGCACCATCCACCGCACTGAGGACCCGGCCCTCGAGACTGTCGAGTTCGGCGTCATCTACCGGGTCCATGCTCCTCGCACTGGCGACCCATGGACCCTTTACCAGACGGGCGACGACTGTGGTATCGACTCGATCGAGCCGTTGGATGTGCCTGACGGACGGGACGACGTCTACGAGTATCCGATGGGTGACACGGGCATTTGGTCTCGCCTCGCCCGCCTCGCCATGGACGCCTATCTCACCCACGCCATCCTCGAGGTTGCCTTCGTCCTCGTCGTCGACGAGGAGGCGGGCATCGGCTCGCGTGCTCTGTTGTACCGGGACGCCTGGCCTTACTGATCCAACTGGTCTGAGGCCGACGAGGCCCCATCCTCCATGACGAGGGTGGGGCCTCAGTGCGTCTCGGGGCGGTTGAAGGGCGGTGTGAGAGGGAGTGTGGTGTCGGCCATGCACAGTGGCGATCTCTCACAGTTTCCGTTAACCTTTCGTTTACTTTGTTAACTTCCCGTTCATCTTTCTATGCATGTGGGTTGTTTGCTAGCAACTTGCTTTCTAGGGTTAAAACACCTGTTTGTGTTACTACAATATTGGTGCGTGTCGTCACACTTTCTGCCCTTACAACAAGGTTTTGTGTCAGTGGCTTTAGCGTGATTGCAACGTTTAGTCCCCGTTTGCGCTTGTTTTGTTGGCAGTGTTTGTAGCTGGGACTTTAGTCTATATGCTACACTCGAGTAGACGAATCGTCGAAGACGATCGGCGGCGTAGCCGCTGAGGAGCCCTAGCGACGCAAGCGAGCGTCAACGCCGCCGGGTGTTTTCGAAGAGCTCGCCACTGTGTTGGGCCCAACCTAAACTCTTAAAAGAGTACTAGAATTAGACAGTGTCTAACGGAGGTAGACAGTGTCTAATTAGGTAACATGTGTTATGACGTAATTAGTGTTCAATGGTGAACATGGTGATCGTTAACAACGAACAGTGTGTGGTGGGGACAACAAACACCATGATGCGGTAAAAACAACACACACCGCATTAAGTAGACAAACCAAACACACACAAGGCGGATGTCGTGTTACGTGCGTGCTCGCAGAGCTGCGCGCGCACTACA